AGTGATTATGTTGAAATGTATATGCAAGTTGGTGGAACTTCTCCACATATTTCGTATGAAAGTAATGGAAATCAAACTTTTTTTGGTGGATACAAAATTATAGAATAAGGAAAATAAATTATGGCTTTACATTCGTTACACTCATGCAAAGAAAATTTTAAGGAGAATAATTAAATGGCAATAGATAAAATACAATCAGAATCAATTAACCTTGCTTTACTTACTTACGCAAGTAAAGAAAAAAATCTAAATTTATATAAGGAGAAAATATAGTGGCTATAGATAAGATACAAAGTGAAAGTATAAATTTAGCAGATAACTTTGCATTTACAGGAACTGTAAGTGGTGCTGGTCAAACAAATCAACCAGCTTTTTTAACATATCTTTCATCTAATCAAAGTTATACTGATAATACTTTAACAAAAGTTGCATTCAATATAGAAGTTTTTGATACAGATAATACTTATGATACATCAAATTCTAGATTTACTCCAGGAGTAGCTGGAAAATATTATATATATTCAGATGTATCTGTTGAAACTCCTGATTTAACAAATAAATTATATAGTACCTCTATAAGAATTTATAAAAATGGTTCTGAATATAAAGTTGTAGATCAACTTTTTGATTACTCTGCTACTAGTGGAAGTGGAGTAGATATTTTTCTAAACCAAATATTTACAACAATGTCTTTAAATACAACTGATTATATAGAAATATATGCAAAAGGTAATGGAGAGCAAAATGGTACTTTTAGAGGATCTTCAACACTTTTTACAACATTTGGAGCATACAAATTATTTTAAATTAAGGAGGAACAAACTATGGCAAATCTATCAACTAAAATTAAAATGTACTGTGATGCAAATGGTGTATCAGAAGTAGATTTTATGAAAGATGTTATGTTGCAAGACGATAGTGATGGCAAAGGTGCTTACATTAAGGAGTGGAATTTAGATATTGCACAACCAACAGACGCACAATTATCAGCACAAGAATCAGCAGCAGATACAGAAGAAGCCAATAGTGTTGTAAGAAGTACAAGACGTACAGCTTATGGTGATATTGGTGAACAGCTAGATGAAATTTATAAAGATATAAATTCTTGGAAAGCTAGAATTAAAAGTATAAAAGATAATAACCCAAAAAGTTAAGGAGTAAGAATTGAGTTATATAGGTCGTAAACCCACATTAGGAAACTTTGTAAAGCTAGACGCAATAAGTGTAGTTAATGGTCAAGCTGCATACACTATGCAAAATGGCAATGTAAACTTCACAGATTATTCTACAATTAATCAATTTTTAGTTTCATTGAATGGAATTATTCAATCTCCAACAAGTTCATTTACTGTATCTGGATCAACAATTACGTTTGCTTCAAATTTAGTTACGAATGATATTATAGACTTTATAATAGTGTTTGGTAATTCCTTATCTGCTGGAACTGTAAGCGATAGTGCTATTACTACTGCTAAATTAGCTGATAGTGCAGTTACTACTGCTAAACTTAACGATAGTGCAGTTACTACAGCAAAATTAAATGATGCTTCAGTTTCACTTGCTAAACTAACAGCAACAGGAACTAAAGATACTACAACTTTTTTAAGAGGAGATAATACTTTTGCAGCAGCTGGTGGTGGAAAAGTTAATCAAGTTATTGTTAGTACAAGTGAAGCTACAGAAGCTGGAACTGACAGTTATAATTCTTATGCTGATTTTTCATCTAATCCAACAATATCAATTACACCTAGTGCAACTTCAAGTAAAATATTAATAGAATTTTCAGCTATTTTTTCTATTGGTAATTCAAGTGCTGGTGGAGATGTTGCTATTTGCGATAGTAGTAACAATGTTATTGTTGAACAAGGAATGTATGGAAACCGAAGAAATAATTTAGTTTTATGGAAATTACATAGTGCTAACACTACATCACAAGTTACTTATAAAATAAGAGGAAAAATTAATAGTAGTGGTGGTCATTTTATTTATATGGATAGTGGATCTAGTAATCCAAAAAGAACAGTATTTTGGAGAGCAACAGAAATTTTAGCATAATAGGAGAATAAATATGATTGATGATAAAATAGGAAAAGCAATAGTAGCAATAGATAGTACTGCACAAGTTTCACTTACAGTAGGAGATATTGACAGTATTGTTTGGCTTAATGGTTCAACACCAATAGAAAAATCTGTTATTGAAGCAAAAATTGCAGAAATGGAAACTGCTGAAGCAAACAAATCAGATGCAGATAAAGGTAAGGATAAACTGAAAGACTTGGGATTAACAGATGACGAAATTGAAGCATTGATAGGAGTATAGTATGGCAATAATTACATTAGGAGCAAATGCGATAACATCATTACCAGCTGGTGTAGGTGGTAAGGTTTTGCAAGTTGTAACAGATTTTTCAAACTCAACAGAAAGTTCAACTTCAGCTACTTATGCTGATACAAATTTAAGTTTATCAATTACACCATCTTCATCATCTAATAAAATATTAGTTATTGCAGATATTAATGGAATACTTAAAACAGGTGGAGATACAAAATTAGCTTTACAACTTTTAAAAAACACATCACAAATTGCATTTGGTCAATATCTAAATACAAATGATACTGCAACTCTCAATAACGCAAGTGCATCTTTTTGTATTTTAGACACTTTATCAACAACCTCTGCAATTACTTATAAAATTCAAATGAAAAATGTAAGTGCAGCTGGAACTGTTTATATCGGAAATTATAGTTCAAGTTCAACATTAACAGCTATGGAGATCGCAGGATGATAGCAGAAGCAATATTAAAAATTAATCCTAATGCAAAAGTTCATGTTAAAGGAAATGATATTAACACTTGTGAAATAGAATGGCACAATGGAACAACACCTATTTCTAAAGCTGACATAGAAGCTAAAATGGTAGAGGTACAAGCAGAGTATGATGCTAACCAATATCAAAGAGATAGAGCAACTGCTTATCCATCAATTCAAGAACAACTTGATATGCAATACTGGGATAAGGTTAATGGTACTACTAATTGGGAAGATGCCATTGCTAAAGTTAAATCAGACAATCCAAAATAATGAAATTTGTGCTTATGCTTTCAGTATGTTCATTCCTAACTGGAGAGTGTAAACCACCAATAAAGTACGAACAAACATTTGACACATGGAAGCATTGTGCATTAACTGCTATGGATGCAAGTAGCAAATACTTACTAGCTGTAGATGATGAAACAGTTAATAAATTTCAACTATCAACGCAATACAGTTGCACAAAACAACAACAAGTATAATGCCTAAAAATATTGCACTTGAGAAAATAGAATCACACGAAAAACTTTGTCGTATCATGCAAAAACAAACTCATCAAAAAATAAACAATATAGAAACAGAGATCAAAGATATTAAAAAACATTTGTACTATGCTATGTCAGCTCTCATAGGTGGTATGTTTACAATTATAGTTATATTATTTCAAAAACTTTAACTTTAAGGCTATTATGGCTAGAAGAAAAAAAGCAATTACTGGTCTAATAAGCGAAATGAAAGTACAGATTGAACTAGCAAAAGACCCTAATATCCTAGTGTTTATACCTCTTGGCGGACTTGGTCCTGTAGATATTGTTACTTTAAATATGGCTACAGGTGAGTATACTGGTTATGATGTTAAGTCTAAAAATTATAGGAAGTCAGACTATACAGCCAAGGATGGCTATAAAAGAAAAAGAGTTGGATCACTTATATCCAGAGGTAGAACAAAAGAACAAATCAAACTAAAGGTAAAAATAATATATGCCAAATGATAATTCGTTAGATATTATTAATGAGTATAAAGACCAAGTAAGAATACTAAAAAGTCAAATAGCAGAGCTTGAGGATGCTAATAAGTCTAAAGATTCAGCTAACAAAAGGTGTTTGCAAAAACTAGAATTTTGTACTAAAGATTTAGATGATGCACTATCAAAGATTAAAGATTTAGAGGAGAAAGAATAATGCCATTTGAAATGATAACAATGCTAGGCTCTACTGTATTAGGTGGAGTAATGAGTATCTGGTCTCAAAGTATAAAAGCAAAACAAGCAGAACAAAAGATGTTACTGCAAAGAGCAGATATACAACAAAAAGGTTTTAAAGAAGCTAGAGAATATAACAACGAAGGCTTCCAATGGACCAGAAGAATTATAGCTTTAACTGCAGTATTTGCAATAGTATTACTACCAAAACTAATGCCAATATTTCAACCAGATGTAAGTGTAATTGTAGGTTATTTAGAATTTAAACCTTCATTCTTATTTTTACCAGAAAAAGAAATAATGAAATGGATAACACTATCTTCTAATAGTTTGGTTATTACACCATTAGATACTAACCTAGTGTCAGCTATTATTGGATTATACTTTGGTGGTTCATTAGTTAAAAAATGAGCAAAGGTATAATGACAGCATCTGTTAGTCAGTATAAAAAAAAGGTAAGTTTATTATCACAACAAACAGGAAAAAATGGCAAGAGTAAAGTTCAACATAGCAGATCAACCACACGAAAGAATACCAAAAAAAACAAGTATAGGTAGACGACCCAAACTATCTTCTATGAACAAGTCTAAAAAACTTCAGAAAGGTAAGTCAAAAAATCGTGGACAGGGAAAGTAATATCTTATATTAAAACCACACAGGAGATAATTATGATTGATAAAATTAAAGACGCAGCTATGCACTACTGGACAGATCACAAAGAGATAATGATTATTGTTGGTGTTGTATTAGTTATCGCAATTATACAGTAGGTTTTTGTGAATGAACCTAGTAGATTTATTAAAGAAGAACATAGTTATGGTTCCTATTGTAGCTTCATTGCTAGTTGGAACATTCACTGGTGTTAAATATATTGTAAATCTAACAGATACAATCAACGCAAATCAAACACAAATAGAAAAGATACAAACTATGGATATGGAGAATATTCGTAGAGACCTAGCCAATGTTACATCTAATTTAAACACAGTATTACAAAAATTAGAAAGAGCAGAAGGTACATGGGAGATGGCAGAAAATTTATATGAAGTCTTGGCAGATAAGGTAAGGCAGATGGAGTATGACATCAAAGACTTAAACAGGGAAATAAATTATTAAGGATGACCTATGGAGAGTTGCAGGATGGATTACAGATTTACAGCAATACTTATCTTGATGTTAGTAGGTTTAACCCTTTTTGCCGAACCTGCTTATCCTAGAAACGAATACTTAAACAATGGTTACAATAGTTGTAGAACTGGTGAAGTTGATGTTAGGTTGGAAAAGGAGAATAGAGAGAATGATTATAGGCATTATAATGATAATAATAATTACAACAATAATGATGATAATGGTAGGATAAGTTTAACTTACAGACATTACATTGGATCAGCTTGTACTAAAGAATTTAGAAGTATACAGCAAGAAAATATGGAGTTAAAACAACAGTTAGAGCTTCTTAAAATGTGTAGTAAAGTAAACAAAAATCCTAGTATAAAACACAATGAAAACTTTAAATTATTAGTATCTAAATGTACAGGAATAGTACCTACAATAGATGATAATCAAGATATAATAGAGACTAGCTTATGGCAAGATATAAAGAAAGAGTATCTTGAAGATAACCCAGACAAGAAAATTATAGGACCAATCAAACCATGATTGATAGATTTATCTATAACTTTTTTGGAAAATTAGATAACGCAATATCTTTTATAGAAACTTATTCTATAAAATTTACCGAGTGGTGTTGGCACTCAAGAGTTAAAATTTTAAAAAGAAAAAGGAATGACAAGAAAAACTAACACAGCTTTGATTGCGTTGCTTGGTACAATTCTAATGGGTTTAGCAACTTGGACTTTGGTCACACTTATAGAACTTCAATTAACAGTAACCATGATCCAATCTGATTTAATGTCTATAGATAAACAGTTCGGGAGAGTTTACAATTTCATAGATTCTGTTAGAGGTAGATAATGGCTATTAGAAAAACAACAAAAGGTAAGAACGCAAACTACAGACCAACAAAGTCTGGAGCTGGTATGACAGCCAAAGGTGTTAAAGCATATAGAAGAGCCAATCCCGGATCAAAATTAAAGACAGCAGTAACAGGTAAGGTTAAGGCAGGATCAAAGTCTGCTAAACGTAGAAAGAGTTATTGTGCCAGATCAGCTGGACAACTTAAAAGATCATCCGCTAAAACAAGAAACGATCCTAACTCAAGAATAAGACAAGCAAGAAGAAGATGGAAGTGCCGGTAAAAAAAGCATGGAAGAAACCAGAAAGGTCTTTTATGTGTGGGTATTGCGAGGAGTGTGGAAAACAATTAATCAGTGATGCTGGTGGATGGATTGTAACTGCTACAAAAAAATACTTTTGTCATGATGGAAAAGATGGTAGTTGTTTTGATAATTATTGTGAACAACAAAAATTAAGATCAGAAGATGCAACATACGAGAAGGAGAAATAATGCCGGGTTATCACACTAAAAAAGATGGAACAAAAGCCAAGAAGGGTTTGTACTATAACATCAACCAGAAAAAAAAATCTGGTACTTCAAAAAGTAAATCTAAAAGTACAATTACTAAAAAGGCTTATAAGAATATGCTATCTGGGTTTAAGAAATAAGTTTCTCAAACTCTTGCCACAATGATTGTTCTGGAGACCAAAATCTTTTCTGGTCTCTTTTCATTTCTATTGAGTGCAATACTGTGGTATGATCTTGTCCAAAATATCTACCAATATCTGTAAGGTTCATACGATACTTTTCAAATAATATATTGTGTATTACATTTCTTGCTCTAACAATATCTGTGGTTCTACTTTTTTTCATTAGAGTTTCTTTATGTACTTCAAAATGTATGCAAACTTTATTAATCACACTTTGTACATCTGATGGTTTTGGTTTTGTAACAGTGTAACCTACAATTTTTTTTACATTGCTATCTTTGATTGGTTCTTTTTGTAAAATGTTTACAGCATGTAAAAAACCTTCCGAGAACCCTACCTCATATAATCTTTCTTCTTGGTTCGTAAGAAGGTAAAATGCTTTCTTAACTTTGTATATAAAATTGTTTTCGTTTATTTGTTTTATGTGTTGATTATAATGTTTGCTTACATTTATGGTCATAGATCCCCCTCGTGTTCCTTCAGTTTTTTTTAGTTATAAATTAATAACTATTTACTAGCCATTAATCTTTCTTTTGTCTGCTCTATTTGCCAAAGCAATTTATAAGAATCTTGTTGATACTTATTCACTTTAACTTTTGCTTCCAGATACTTCTCGTGTTTCTTCGCTTGAAGGTCTTTCAGCTTTTGCAGACGAGTTTTTATCTCGTTCATCCTTATCCTTTTTTACTGTTGTAAAATCAATCCTCAAATTATCAATTTTACATTCTACAAGTTCTCCATTATTGGACACATTTGCAGCTTTCTCCACATCATCAAAGAGTTCTGTCATGGTAAAATGACAATCCCCATTAATAATTCTTTTATACTTACCCATTTTTATCCTTTTTGGCAACCTCTTTTTTGTGTATCTCTCTGGTCATCTTATTGTACACACTTAAATCTAAATAGTTATCTGCCTTAAAATTTTTTGTTGATCTGTATAGTTTTAATCCCATCATTAATTGACCTACTTGGTGCGGTTTTATTCGTTTTTTTAAATTATCAAACAGTATTAGTGTAAACATTTCTGCTAATAAAACAAAGTTTTCTTGGTAGTTACCATAATCTTTTTGCCGATCATCAATAACTTTCTTTTCAATTTCTTGATCTAAATCTGTTATTTTTTTATCCATAAATATATTGAGGTGCCTTGGGGAAGAAAACTACCGAAAGGGAACTAGAAAGAAAAAACTCCCCCAAAGCTAAATACAAATTAATTAAAACTTGTATGATTGTTTATTACCATAATTAGGTTTACTTTGAAACCCTTTATTAGGAGTTGCTGATGGTTTATCTTCGTTGGCAGTAGGTGGTGTCATCTTGATTGTAATCCCAACAACATTGCCTTGCTCATCCTTATCATCCCATCCAGCTTGATTGTGCCAAACGTCTCCTATCTTTACACCTATGGTCCATTTCTTACCCTCTGGTGCTTTTAGGTTTGGCGGTGCCACCCAATCCGGTTGGTTCTCCGCATTTTTGTTTTGGTTTCTTACCAAGTTACACCATACTACATCTTCACTCATGTTTGCTCCTTTGTTATTGTCAGCTTTTACTGACCATTATTTAATTGAAATTCACGAGTTTCAGCAATATCTGAAATTTGTCTGTATGCTCGTAAATTGTTTCTTAATAGATATTCAACACTTGCTCTATGCTTTTCTTTAGCAATGTTAAAACCTTTTATAGTTTCAGCATTTTTAAGTTCATGTTTTATATCTTCTACATCTATACTATCATCAGCATAGGTAGGTTCTTCTACAGATTGCTCTGGAGAATCTTGTTCAAATGGTTTGGCTTCATAGCCATCCTCATCTTTAATTCCTGTTTTAAGATTTAATAAATTTAGAAACGCATACTTTCTTGAGTATGACATGGCATTGCCGGTCCCAAACTTATCGAGATTGCCAAATGCTGAACAACCATCAACAAGTATATGTTGGGTTGGATCATCAATGTCATAAACTCTCATAGTACATACGACCATTACTTGTTTTATATTAGGTACAATCTCTGTCAGATAATTACAGGTCGCATACAAACCATTGTCTAATAATGCTTGTGTAGCTACTTCTTGAACTTTGTCGTGCAAAAGTGGGTTGAAGTGCATCCCATTTGCTTTCGTACCTTTCTTGACAGACCCCGCAGTTAAACAGGCATCATGTAGTTTTTGATATATATTTTTTTTATTCATGTTTT